AGCGTAGTGAAGTAAGGAACAGGATATCTAAGTTGAAGAAATCTGGTCGTCTTGAAGATGCCCATTCTGCAATCTTAGGTATGATAACTAAATAACCTTAGAGGAGAAAAAACATGGCACAACCAAGCAACACTTTTGATACTTACGATGCCGTTGGTATAAGAGAAGATTTGCAAGATGTTATCTACTCTATCTCTCCAACTGATACTCCATTTATGAGTTCAGCAGGTAGAGAAGCTGTAAGAAACACTTTGCATGAGTGGCAAACTGATAGTTTAGCTGCTGCTTCTACTTCTAACGCAGTCATCGAAGGTGACGAAGCAACTTTAGATGCATCTACTGCAACAAGTAGATTATCTAACACAACTCAGATCATGGACAAAACTGTCGTGATCACTGGTACTCAAGAAGCTGTAGACAAAGCTGGTAGAGCATCAGAATTAGCTTACCAAATCGCTAAAAAGTCTAAAGAACTTAAAAGAGATATGGAAGCTACATTATTAGCAAACCAAGCTGAAGTAGTTGGAGACAATGCAACTGCAAGAAAGTTTGGATCAATCAACTCATGGATCGCATCAAATGACGTATTTGGAGCAGGTGGTGCATCTGGTGGAGCTGGTAACACTGCTAGAACTGATGGTACTCAAGCTGCTTTAACAGAAGCTAACTTGAAAACTGTTATCAAAAATGTATGGAACGCAGGTGGTAACCCATCTGTAATCATGGTAGGCCCATTCAATAAACAGAAAATTTCTGGTTTTACTGGTGGATCAACTAGATTCGATGCATCTGAAGATAAAACTTTATACACTTCAATCGATGTGTATTCTTCAGACTTTGGTGACTTAGAAGTAGTACCAAACAGATTCTCAAGAGATAGAGATGCTCATGTCTTAGACATGGACTACTGGTCTATCGGGTTCTTGAGAGATTTCACTATGCATGAGCTATCAAAAACTGGAGACAGTGAAAAAAGACAAATGCTTGTCGAGTTTACACTAATCTCTAGAAACGAAGCTGCATCAGGTGGAGTATACGATCTAACTACTTCGTAATAACTAATATAATGTTAGGGGAGTTCTCCCATTGTTCTCCCCTAGCTAAACTATGAAGTCTTATGGAGATATAGACGGAACATAGGAGGAACAAAATGAGAACACTTAACGACTATTTTTTAACAGCTAAAATCACTGACATTAGTACTGCTGGTAGCACATTTGTTGCAGTACCTGATGGTGGTAGAATTGTTAAAATTATCAGCACAATTAAAAATGCAATAACTACAGCAGATGCTGCGTTATCATTTGAAATTGGTGGAACTGCTGTGACTAACGGTGGAATTACTGTTACTCAATCTGGTTCTGCTGCTGGTGATGTAGATACTGCATTACCAACTGCTGCAAATAGAGTAGAAGAAGATGGAACTATTGAAATGATTACTGATGGTGGATCTTCAACTGCTTGTGAATGTGTGATAACATTCGTAATTAGAAGATAATTTATAGGGGGTGGAAACACCCCCAACAAACTATAGGAGAATATTATGCATATAGGTCTAAGACCAGTAACAACGCAAAAAGTAAATTCATCAGGTACTTCTGCACAATCTGCTGCATTTGGCTCTAATATTGAATATGTAAGAGTTATTCCAGATGCTGATTGTCATATTGAATTTGGCGTTAATCCTACAGCAACTACATCAAAAATATTTTTAGAATCTAAAACTTCTGAATATTTTAAAGTTTCAGAAGGTGAAAAAGTAGCTGTAATAGGAACTGTGAATTTATACGTAACTGAATTAACTGAGTAATGAGTATTTTAAGAAATGTAGATCCAGATGGTACTAAGTACTATTTTGAAGAAGATGGTAAACTTACTGTCAAACATTCACAAGATACAAATGCTATTTTAAAAAAAAATAAACAGTTATACAATCAAGGCGATTCAGGTTACAATACTGGTAAAGACATGAAACGTGTTGCTAGTATTCCTACACTTGTTTTAACTCTTTGGACAAAAGAATACAATGGTACAAACAATTGGTTTGGTTTGCCTCAAGAAGTTAGAAATAAAATATTAAAACAAAAATTAAACAGCAGTGATTATAAATATTTTAGAACTGCATCAGGTAGATTTTAATGGCATTAAATAATTATACAGCATTAAAAGCATCAATAGCTAATTGGTTAAATAGATCTGATTTAACTGATGCTATACAAGATGATTTTATTAAATTATGTGAAGCAGACTTTAATGCTAAACTTAGAATTAGACAAATGGAACAGATAGATGCTATTACTATTAATGCAGAAACTGTAACTGTTCCTACAGGTTTTATTGCTGCAAGATCTTTTTATATATTATCAGGAAGTACTAAATATCATTTAGAATATATATCTCCTGCTAATTTATTTAAAATAAAAGGTAGCTCTACAACTGGACTACCAAGAGTTTATACAATAGAATCTGATGATGGTACAGAAAGTATTAGATTTGCTCCAACTCCTGACTCAACGTATACAGGATACTTACAATACTACAAAGCATTTGATGCTTTATCTTCTTCAAATACTACTAACTATATTCTTACAAACCATCCTGCTATTTATCTTTATGGTAGTTTGTATCATGCATCTAATTTCTTGGGTGGTATCGAGCCTAACCAACAACAACAATGGCTAGGAATGTATCAAGCAGCTATGGAAAGATGTGAGAACAATGATAGAACAGACTCATATGGTGCATCACCTACAGTTCAAAGAACAGATGTTAGTACTGATTTATCTTTCTATCGTAGAAAAGCATCTAGTTAGGAGGCCACATGCAAGTTCCTTTTGGAGAATGGCTACCTGATCAACCCAAGCATAATAATCCTGGAGCTAACGTAGCTACAAATGTTTATCATGCTGCACAATCTTATAAAAGATTTCCTTCTTTGGTTAATTATAGTTCTAATAATATTGGAACTGATTGCAGAGGGGGTGGCTCATTTAGAGATAATGCAGGTAACGTATATAACTTTGTTGCAAACAATACTGATATCTATCAATTAGATGGTGGAACATTTACATCTCGTAAAGGATCTTTAACAGGAACAAATACAGACTATTGGACATTTTCACAATTTGGAAATTATATTATTGCAAGTAATGGAGTAGATGCACCTCAATATTATTTAATGGGTACATCAACTAACTTTGCAAATTTATCTGCTATTGCAACAGATGGTACACCTCCTACATTTAGAGTATCAGGAGTTATAAGAGATTTTTTAGTTACAGGTAACCAATCATCAAATCAAAACAGAGTACAATGGTCTGGTATTAATGATATTACAACTTGGACTGCTGGTAAAAAATTAGCAGATCAACAAGACCTACCAGGTTCAGGTGGAGAGATTGTTGCTATAACATCTGGAGAAGTTGGATATGTATTTAGACAAAATCAAATAGTTCGTATGGACTTTGTTGGTGGTGCAACTGTATTTAGATTTTCAGTAATATCACCTAACAGAGGAGCTATATATGGTAAAACTGTATGCCAAGATAATAGACAAGTTTTTTTTTATGCTGATGATGGTTTCTTTGAAATTAATGGAGATACTATTATTCCTATTGGTGCAGAAAAAGTAAATCGTTTTTTTGATTTAGATTTAAACAAAGCGTTTAGTGATCGTATTTGTTCTGCTGTAGATCCATTTAATCAATTAGCTTTATGGTTATATCCATCAGTACAAAATGAAACTAATACAACTGGTATATGTGATAGACTTTTAATTTATAATTATGCAACTAAAAAATGGTCATTAGCAGAATCTAATGCATCATTTATATTCTCACAATTTGTAGGTGCATATACAGTTGAATTGATGGATATTATTTCTCAAAACTTAGAAAATATTAATATTGCTTTAGATACAGACTTTTGGTCAGGTGGACAATTATTATTAGGAGCAATAGATAATAATTATAAAGCAGCTATTTTTTCTGGTACTCAAAATGAAATAGAATTAGAAACTACTGAGTTTGAGCCATTTCCTAATTTTAGAGCTAATATTCAACAAATTAGACCTATTGTAGATGCTGAAGCTACAGTAACTATAAAAACTAGAGATAGACTTGCTGATACAGCTACAGAATCAAGTTCTGTATCTATGAATAGTTCTGGTATAAATCCAGTACGTCAATCTGGTAGATATTTTAGAGCTAATGTAAAAGTACCTTCAGGTACTTTGTTTACTCATGCACAAGGTATTGATATAATAGCAAGTAAAGCAGGTTTAAGATAATGGCAGATGTAACTGAAAGAGATATCGATAACGTAAGATATTCTTTTGAAACACAAGAATTTTTTCAAAGACAGTTAGAAGAATCTGTTAATAGTTTAATAAATAAAAATAACGTAGAAACAGATAAAGTTTTTGCATGGTTTATAGCATAGGAGTTTTATGGCAGGTATAAAAGATTATTCAACTACACAAGCTAATAATACATCATTAAATAGTATTTCAACAGCAGAAGGGATGTTACCTTCTAACTTAAACAATGCAATTAGAGCATTGATGAAAAATACTAGAGATTGGTATAATGATTCTCAATGGGTTGAATATGGTGATGGCGATGGTACTTATACAGGAGCTTATGCTTCAGCTACATCTTTTACTATTGCTGGAGTTGATGTTACAGCTTTTTACCATGCAAACAGAAGAATTAAATTAATTGCTCCTACTCCTGGTACAATTTATGGAACAATAAGTTCTTCATCTTTTTCTACAAACACAACTGTTAATGTTACTTGGGATAGTGGTTCACTTTCAAATGAAGCAATTACTAATATTTTTGTAGGTGCTTTATCTAAAACTAATACATCTATTCCTGGTGGAGTTATAGGTTCAACTCAATTAGCTGATGAATCAGTAACCACAGCAAAATTAGGTGCAGACGCTGTTACTAATGCAAAGATTGCAGACGATCAAATAGATTCAGAACATTATGTAGATGGTTCAATTGATACTGCACATATTGGAGATAGCCAAGTTACTTTAGCAAAACTTGCTAGTGACTCAGTTAATTCATCTAAAATTGTAGATGGTTCAATTGTTAATGCGGACATTAATGCAAGTGCAGCTATTGATGCTACAAAAATACATGATGGTACAATTTCAAATACAGAGTTTGGATATTTAAATGGAGTTACAAGTGCAATACAAACTCAAATAGATGCTAAAGTTAATACATCTGATATTGGTTCTACAGTTCAAGCGTATGATGCTGAGTTAGCAGCGATTGCTGGACTAACTTCAGCAGCAGATAAAGGTATTCAATTTACAGGTTCAGGTACTGCTGCAACTTATGATCTTACAACTGCTGGTAAAGCATTATTAGATGATGCAGATGCTTCTGCACAAAGAACAACTTTAGGTCTTGGTACAATCTCTACCCAAGCTGCAAACAATGTAGCTGTAACTGGTGGTTCTATTACTGGACTTGGTGATCCTTCTGTATCTTCAGAAGCTGCAACTAAAAACTATGTTGATCAACTTATTGCAGGACTTAGAACTAGAATTGTTGCAGAAGTTGCTACAACTGCAAATGTAGATTTAACTGCTGATTTACAAAACGGAGATACCATTGATGGTGTAACTTTAGTTACTGGTGATAGAGTATTAGTTAAAGATCAAACAACTGGATCACAAAATGGTTTATATACTGTTGTTGCTTCAGGTACTGCAAGTAGAGATACTGAGTATGACACTATTGCAGAATTATCTGGTCAAATGGTTGTAGTTAATCAAGGTACAGTAAATGATAATAAAATCTTTTTATGTACAACAAATAATACTGCAACATTAGATTCTGATACTATTACTTTTTCACAAATTACTCCAGCTAATGTTGGAACAGTAACAAGTGTTGGAGTTGCTGATGCTGGTTCATCAGAATTTACAGTAGCAAACTCACCAATTACATCTAGTGGCACAATTACACTTGCAGTTAATTCTATAGCTGCAACTAAAATTGGAAATGGTGATGTAGATAATACAGAATTAAGTTATGTAAATGGCGTAACTTCTGCTATACAAACACAATTAGACGCAAAAGCTACAAATGGATTTGCAATTGCTATGGCAATCGCATTATAATATAGGAGAAACATATGGCACAAAACTTTAGAAGATATACAAGCAATGATGTAGGCACAAGTGCTGCAACATTATTTACTGCTGATAGCTATGACACTGTTGTAGGTATTTCAGTCGCTAATGTTACAGGTTCTGCGGTTGTCGCATCTGTTTATATTAATGATGGTGCAAATGATATTTACCTAGTTAAAGATGCTCCAATCCCAAGTGGTT